CTTGCCGTCTTTCCCTTGGCGGGCGAGATGTCTTTCTTCCTCGGTTCTCATGGGTTAGCCTTTGTCCATTTCGATTAGATCGGTCAGGTTCACGTTTGCGAAAGTCGTCAACGGATTAAAAAGTTCCCGCCAATCGGCGATGTCGTTCTCGGCGGCGATCCGCTTCGCCAAGACGATATTCCGAGCCTTGCGATCGAGCGTAGAGCCCACGTCGTTGCCAAAGGTGGCGCAGACGTCGTCGAGGGAGATCGCTCCCATCGTCAGATATGCCGCGTCCGCCTTGACTTGGGCGACCCGGTTAATCCACCGGAAGCTCGGAGGTTGCCACGAAACGTTGAACGGATCCGTCCCGCTCGGCGGGTCGATCATCCCGGTCGCGATCCAGTTCGTCACCTTCCATCGCCAAAGTCTCGAGAGCACCGGGAAAAGGTTCCGTTGTTCCGCTTCGCAAGTTTGTTGATACAGGAGCACCATCCCTTGCGAAGCCGAGAAGGAGGTCTCGCCGATCGTCTGCAAGATCCACTCGACCGGGATCCCGAGAGCGGAGCCGACCTTGCGGAGGCGGTAGATGCAGTAATCGATGATGTCCGTGTTCGGGCGACCGCCCGCCGAGATGACGCTGACGTCTTCCCCCGGTTCCAAGTATTGAAATTGACCGGGCTCGAAAGATTGAAGGCGCTCGTCCGCGTCGTCGTTCGCTCGCTCGGCGAGCTCGAAGTCCATCGCTCCTTCTCGCTTGATGACTGCGCTCAAACTCGCCGCGACCTTCGACGAAAGAATCTCGATCGAATCGAGCTCATCGAGATCTTGCAAATCGTTGAGCACCGGAGCGAGCTCCGGGACTCCGCGCACTTGTGCGGGACGGATCCGCTTCCGGTGAAAGATGAAATTCCGCGCTTGGATGCGCTTCACGTCTTGAAGCATCCCGTCCCGCCGCGTCCCGATGTGATAGGCGACCGGGCGACCGACCCGGTTCACCTCGACCCCCTCGATCAGGTTCGGGTCGTCTTGAGCGGATCCGGGACGATTGAAAAAATTCTCCTCGCTCCCGATCCGGTCGCCCTCGACCATCTGAATTTTTCCCGTCCGGGTGAGCAGGAGACCGCCGTCGCCGAAGGTCAAGGTCATCGAGGCGAGTTGCTGTTGAACCTCCCGCATCGTCATCGTCTCGGTGACTTCCGGAGCCCGGGAGAAATGTTTCCACAAGTCCTCGAGCTTCGCGTCGAGTTCCTCGTCGCCCGAATGCGCTTGGGCGATTATCCCCGCTCCGACGACGTCAGTCTCACGAAGTCGGCAAATGGATTGGACGAGCGGATTGTTCCGACGAAAAGAGAGCAGGGTCGCGACGACCCGAGCGCGGTCGCTTTGGTTGAGCTCTTCCCACTCGGGGCGGACGTAGGTGTCCGGACGGCGACCTCGGCGGCGCGTGTTGATCGCCGCGTCGTACCCGTGGGCGCGGTTGAACACATACCTCCCCGCTTTCTTCAAGCGACCCCACAACCCGGGTACTTGACGCTGTTTTGCGGCGATCATCACCGGGCATCTCGGAAGCGATAATTGAGCAAATCCACCTTGTTGACCCCGGTCGCGTTTATCCCCGGATCGGCGAGGGCGATTTTGCGGTTCAAGGCGTTTATCTCGAGACGTATCGAGGCGCGTTGCTCATAGAGGACTTGTCGCTCTTGCATGGAATACTGCGAGATGATCGTCTTGAGGCTTTCCCGATACGCGGCTTCGAGATTGTCTCGCGCCTCGATGAGGTTCGCAAGTGGAACGAGTGTTCGAATCGCCGCCATGAAGACGGGACGAGCGTCAACTCAGGCGACCGGGTCGGATTGCTTCGGCGATTGGAGCGGGGTGAGCTCGAATCCCTTGTATTTCGAAGTAACCTTCTTGACGCTGTCGAAGACCCCCATCGAAAGGTTTTTATAGAAGTAACCGGAGCGCCCGTGGAACGCTTTCGTAAACGCCTCGTACCCTCCCGCCCCGTCGCGTTTACCTCCCGCTTTTATCATTGGAACCTTCGCGTAATTCTTTAGCTCGAGCGTAAAGAGGAAGCTCCCCTTCGAGGTCGCGTTGAGGTGTCGCTTCATGGTCGACGACATCAGGGCGAGGGACTTGACCACGTACTTCGTCGACGAGCCCTTGATCCGCCCGAGCTTCGCCCGCTTCGCGATGTAAAGCCAAGAAGCCTTGGACATTCCGCGGCGCGCCTTCTTCCAATCCTTGAGCCTTTTCAATTCAGCTTGGAGGGGCTTCCAATCCTTGTTGGTCGCGTTCGGATCCCAAACCTCCTTTCGCTTCGACCCTCGACCCCTCAAGACCATCGCCCCCTTCTTCCTGATCTTCCGGACGATCCGCCTCCTCCCGTTGAGGTAAGCGTAGGTAACGAGGCGCTTGTTGGGTCTCGAGTCGTCCCGGTAAGTGTAGCGCTCGTCGATCAGTTTCGCGTTCGCGGATCGGGTGAACTCGAGCGACTTCTCGAGAATCCTCGCCGCCTCGTACTTGATGATCGTCTCGAAGCTCTTCCCGGTCAACCCGGAGATCTGCCCGATCACCGAGTCGAATTGATGCGTGTCGATTTCTACCGAGCCGCTCATCCGTTCGTCACGTAGCGCTTCCAAAGGATCGCGACCGGGAAGCCGACCGGAAGCAGGACGGCGAAGGCGCACCCGACGAGCGTCCCGAAGATGACGATCGTCAAGACGAAGGTCGCCTCGAAAATGAAGCGGAGAAATTTACCAAAAAGAGTTTTGGTTTCCTTGGGATCGTACTCCTTGCCGGGGGCTGGAGTCGTCGTTGGTTGTTGTTTCGGTTGAGTCATGGTTTCGGGTTACGTTACCGAGCCCGAGCACCTTCGAGAGGGCGAGGCAGTAGACCTCGCAATCCCAAAAGTGATCTTGCCCGTGGCGTTTGGTTCTCCACTCTTGGACGATCTCGCCGGTTCGGTTTGTTTTTTCGATTAAAAATTTCGAGTTGAGCCCTTTCACGTATTCGCGATCAGGGTCGCGGTAGAGTTGAAACCCATCGACGAGACCGGCGCGGCGCTTGAGGATCTCCCCGCCAAAGACTCCGACGTCAACGTGAAGCAAACGGATCCGCGACTTCGCCGACTTCTTCGTCCCCGTGAATGGGTCGACGCTCTTGATCGAGACCGGGGTCGCGAGGGACTTCCATCCCTTCGATGCCCAAAAGCGGTTCCTCCTCTTGTAGATTTGCTCGTAACACTCTTGAGTCCGTTCGCCGAAGCCGGTGTCGACGACCGCCCCGACGCAATCGTAGTTAAGGAAGGTCGTGTCGATGTCGCTCCACGCCGGGGAGTTCCCGTTGTCGACGAGGTAGCTCGAGCCGTCCTTGTCGAAGCCCCTGACGATCCAAACGAAGTGAGCCCGCTGGACGTCGATCGACATCAAGCGAAAGTCCCCCATGACGTCGCCCCGCTCGTAGTCGCCCGCGAGCTCGTGAGTCGCCTCCTCCGTCACGTCGAGGATCTCGTCCCGCCAAGGTTCCGCGAGCCATCCCGTGATAAATTGACGCAAGCCGTCGAGCGAGTCGTTCGCCCGGAGCCATCTCATCTGCATTTCCCCGAAGGAGATCGTCGGGGAGTAGAGGCTCGAGAGATGGAAGGATCTCGCCCCGGGCTCGCCCTTCGCGGTCGCCTTCCACTTTCCCTTGCGGAGCATTCGCAATTTGTCCGCGTCCCGGATCTCGCCGTCGCAGAGTTGGCAATGGTAGAAGGTCGCCGCCTTTATCAAGTGCCAATCGTAGCCCCCGTCCTCGAGCTTCGCCTCGGGGGGATAGCGTAAATTATACACCCCTTTTTCCTTCCGCCACTCGAGGGCGATCCGCTTCCCGCAATGCGGACAGGGGAGCATGAATTTTCGTTGGTCGCCCATGAGAAACTCCGCCCAAATGCCGTTCTCCTCGATCGGTGTCGAGGACTGGATGATCTTGTAGGAGCGTCGCCCTTTGACGCGGTCGTAAACGTCCGCCCGGATTCCCGCCGGGATCACGTCGATCTCGTCGAGGATCAAGTAGGAGACCGGATAATTTCGAACGTTCCTTTGCGATTGTCCGCCGATCATATTAAGGGAGCACCGGTCGAACTCGACCCGGAGAGCGCTCGCCCGGTCGCGGTCGACCTTCCCGTCGATGGTCTTCGGGAGATGTCGAGCGATCGCTCGAGTGTCCTCGCAAAATGGAAGGAAGCGATCGTTCGAAAAGTTCCTCGCTTGCTTCTCGTTCGACCACACCCAAAGGATCGGAGCCGGTGCTTGATCGATCGCCCAACCGAGCCCGACGTAGATCGTCGTCGACTTTCCGGTCTGCGATCCCCAACAAAGAGAGACACGCTTGACCCGGGGATCCTTGTAGCACTCGAGCACCTCGCGGACGTAAGGATGTTGGCGCGTCGAGTAGCGCCCCGCCGCCTCCGTCACTCGCTCGCTCAAATAGGCGTTGCGCTCGCACCATTCGACGACCGACTCGTTGCCCTTCGGCTCGACGATCCGGAAGGCGTGGTCGAGGAGTTTCTCCGCCGGGGTCGTCATCTCATTAATCGGAGGATTTCAAAAGCGACTTGCGGGACGATGGCGTTGCCAAGGCTTTGCAATCTGTCCACCCGATCGGGAACCCCATGACCCATTCCACGAACTCCGGGTTCAATTTCCCATTTACTTGCTGGTCGCTCGGCGTGTGAAAAATCCTCAAGACCTGCTCGATTCCCCGTTGAACTAATCGCCCGGTTTTCTTGTGAAAGAACCTTTGGTTTTGATGGGTTGGAAAATTGCCGTCCTTGTCCACTATCGGGATATGTTTCCAGCCCGGAAGGGCTCGGCTCGGAGTTGGCAACAATCCATATCCTTTCGCGTCGGTGCGGGGCGTTGAGGGCACAAGCTGGAATAACGACCGCCTCGCAGGAGTAGCCAAGACCTTCCAAGTCAGAAAGCATAGCGTCGAGCCCCATCGTCGCGAAGCCAATAACATTTTCAGCAAGCACCCAACGGGGTCGCGCCTCGGAAATAATTCGCACCATTTCGCCCCCGAGCGCGCGGTCATCTTTCGAGCCTCGGCGCTTCCCGGATACGCTGAAAGGCTGGCAAGGAAATCCCCCGGAAAGGAGAGTTGCCCCGAGGTAGTCGCGCCCGTCGAGTTCTCGGACGTCGTCGATGATGGGGACTCCGGGGAAATTCTTGCGGAGGACTCGTTGAGCGAAAGGCTCTCGCTCGCAGAAGGCGATAGTCTCGAA